AAGCTTTAACGGCGCGCTTTGAGTTACCGTTATTTGCCCATCTGTACTATACCCAAGTATACCATGTAGCGTCTTTGTCCCAGTAAATTCAGGGACAGAGGAATCTAACGCTCCTGATCCTAAACTTCTAATAGGGATTAAATTTCCATTTATAACTATGTTTTGTGTTTTATGTAACAAAGCATTTACTTCTATTACTCTTTTTCTAAAAGCAATTCTTGTACCAGCTTTTGCTTTTACATTTAAAGGCATTGTTTTAATTTCAACAGAGATAGGAAGTCCACATTCAGAACTAGAAGCCGGTGGGCTTGTAAAAGTTATTGATCCCCCTGATGGAACTGTTTGGTTTAATTCAACATACCCATCAGAAATACAGTTAACTACATTGTTTTGTAAGTGTGCCATATTAGCAGTTGCAGAAGTTGTCCCAATAACACTACAATCTGTTAAAGCATTATCATCAAACACCTCAACATAATGTTTATCTATTGTTAAGAAATTTGTTTGTGATAATCTAGTAGAATCAGTTGTTGTAACAATAAGATTATTAATTCCAGCATTGTCTCTAGCAACACTAACAACATTAGCTGCTGGATTTGCAACAGTAAACCCACTAACAGCATTTAATGCAGTATATATATTGTCAGCTGTTACATTGTTGTTTGTATTGGGCTTAAAGAAATGTGTGTTTCCACTAGGAGAGCTAGGCGATCCACCTCCCACAGATTCAGATTGTAATGTAATAACAGTCCCATCATTCTTTGTAAATGTAAGTTTTGTCCCTACTGCAATATTTGCGTAATCAAGAACTTTTACAGTTGCATTAGTTAACCCATCAATTCTTTTAGTTACTACATATATATCTGTAATGTCTACGCCAACATCTTTAAATAAACCTTCTGTTGTAAACTCAGATGGTGCAATAACATCTTGCGCTCTTAGTAAAGAAAAAGCAGTTATACTTCCGTCATCTTCATTTGTAATAAGTAATAAGTCATTTTCATCTGTTGCTACGGCCCGTCTAATATCCATTCTTTTTGGAGTTTTTAATAGATGGCCTGCTAACAATGATATCTTTGAAGTTAAATAAGTAAGTTGAGTATCTGAATAAGCAATTTCAGACAAAGCTTTTCCTTGCCTTTGAACAAATAATGTTCCTGATTCTAACTGTTTTACTCGCAATCCTTCTTTACATCCATTTCTCGATGTAGTTGATAAAAAGAACCCTGACGGAGTAATTGGACTTAGACCTTCTTGTGGAACATAAAACTCACCACCTGTTGTAAAACATTGAAGGTCTTGTCCTGATATCATATCAACAATAGCATTAAATGTATTAGTATCTAATGTAGCTTCTACAGCATCGTCATCTAATCCTTCTACTGGCTCAAAACTAAAAAATAAACCTACTTTAGATCCCCATATAGTTGATGGTCTTGATTTGCTGCCACCAAAATATAACCTTCCTTGGTGAAATGTAACAGACCTAGGCCATCCTTTACTATTAGACCATACGTCTTCATAACCTGTTTCTAAATCCCAGTTACCATTTGCTATTGCAGAAGTGTCAAAAAAAGGAAATTCTGTTACTACATTAACTGTTGTTGATGTTAAAAACTCTACAATTCTTGCTCTGCCTTGTGGGTTAGCATTAATGTATTGACCTACATTTCCTGAACTAAAAACAGCACTACTTCCTGTCAAAGTTATTTTTCCAGAAACATCACTTGGAGTAAGAGTTCCAGCTGGATTGCTAACACTTAAAGTAAATGCAAAATTTGGAATTGATTTAAAAGTTATTGCAGATATAGTCCAGGAAGTATCACTGTTTCGCACAATTTTCTTAGGAGGCATATCTTCGTGAACTAAAATTAATGTATCCGCAGATTGTGTCCAGCATAAATTATCTAAATAAGCGCTAACAATTCCAGTGCTATTTTGTGTATGAACTAAAGCTTTATTTTTATACACAAACATTGTGTTGTTAGTAAAACACAACATATAACTGTCACTAACTGAAAATTCAAAAGGAATAAGTCTAACGCCATTTGCTGGAGTTCCAGATAATTCATTTATAAACTTAGTTCCAGGCCTACGAGTAACTCCGCCTTGTGGTTGACATATAACATTTTTTGCTGTTTCTAAAGCGTTATCATATGCTTTAAGCTCAACTCTAGCTCTAACTAAAGGATCAAGTTCTCCAGTAGTAAAATTAGTTTGAATTTCTACAAAACGAGCCATTAATTTCTCACACTAATTAAAGAGAAGTCTTGTATTGCATTTGTTGGCTGTCCTTGCCCATCTATATTCATAGCTTGACGCATATACCCTCCCCTGCCATTTTCTCCTGGAGTGCCTTGCGCTACTGTGCGCCAATAATCTGTTTTTTCTAATTGATCTGTAATAGGCATAGCTAAATGCCATGCTAATTGATATTTCATATTCTGTACAAAATAATGAGGCATCTCATATTCTTCAACCCCAAACTGATAATCAACATAAACTTCTTCGTAATTACTTAATAACTTTCCACCTACTAATTTATATTGTCTTTGTGGTACTGCTCCTACCTGACTGCTGTTAAACACCGCTCTTGGTGTTCCTAACATATCAGAAGGCAATGCATATTCGTATTTGTATTCTGTTGTTGGTGTTGTAATAAGCCTTGCTAACTGAACTTTTTTAAATGAAAAAGACCAAGGGTAGCTTGCTATTGTTTTATTTTTAATATCTGGATATAAGCTGTTGCAAATGTTTGCTTCATCTGTTCCTTCTGTAAAGGATGATATTGGGTTAGCTCCAAGCATTAATAATGCGTCAGAACAAATTGATAAAGATGTATCTCCAGAAGCCATTTACTTTCTCCAAATGTGCAAATAGGTGAGGGTTGAAACCCCCACCTTCTGCATTACTAATATTACTAAGCTACAGAAATATCTGTACCTGCTGAAACATCTACAACTCCAGATGCATTAGTTAGCACAACGTGCAAACTAGCTGAAACTGTTGAGTCAGTTTTATAATAAAAGATTAAATCACCTATGTTTAAGACAGATGATGCGCTGTTAAAGTAACCAGATGCAGCTATTGCTGATTTTGCTTCTGTTCCTTTATAAGTCCACATTCCAGGACTTTTTCCAGCTTTAGATTGTGCGCCTGCTGGCGACAAATTTTCTTGTGCGTAAGCCATTCTACTTTCTCCTAGTTAAATTAAGATTCCAATGCTAAAACTTCAACAATGCCTTCACTGTCAATACCGACAGAACAAGCAGATAACATAGCATTCACAAGGAATGATGTTTTTTCTGGAACATAATTGATTTCTGTTTTAGGGCCAATGCCTTCTGCATAACCGATAGCATCTTTATGGAACGCAAGACATTTACGATGAGATGAAGCATTGATTTCAAGACCGCCTTCTGCACGATCACCAATTGTATGAAACTGAAAACCTAAGAAAGTATCAAGCTCACCAGATACTAATGCACGAACTGTATTAAAGTCAGCAGAAGTTACTGATGTTTCAGATAATAGACTAGCTAGATTATTTGCATGAATAACCATATGTCGGTCTTGTGGTGGTACATTTTTTGTATCTAATGTCTTTTTAGCATTACGAAGTTTAGCAACTGTTAAGTTTGCTGAACCATGGGCAATAGTAGAACCTTTGCCTGCTAAAAGTGCATCAAGAATAAGTTGATCTTGTCTACGACCAATAGCGTTCGCTACTACTTGAACTAGCTCTGATCTTTCTTCAAAATTAACTTTTTGTTGCATGAAAATGTCTGAATACTCTGCGGCATTCCAATCTTGCATAGTTGCTGTAACTTGTGCAAAATCAACATTTAATGGTACAACGTCTGTTTGTGGAACGCGTAATGTTGCTACGCCTTTACCTACTTTTGGAAATTTTACTGTACTGCCTTCAACGCCTCGTCTTTGTCTAGTTGCACCTACCATTACTGCTTTACCTTGGTAAGCCTGTTTAACTTCAGCATCAAAGAGTGTTACAAAAGCTGGGGATAATCCTAAACTCATGTTATTCTCCTTAGAAATTAATAATAAATAAATTAATCGCTTTGGTATGCCAGTAAACTGGGCCTGTGCTTGCTATTTACGATAGCCATACGACAAGATTACTTGTGTTAAAGGGTTGCTTAAATAAATAGCAATAAGCCTTATCCTGAATATAGCACAGATAAGGCTTTAGAGCAATCTAAATGTTATCTAGTAAAGTTTTGGGCAAATGCCTTTTCTACTTTAGCTCGATAAACAGGATCGGTTTGATACTTTGCATCTCCAACCATAGCGTACAATTCTTCTTTTGATGGCGCGCCATCTACAGGAGTAGTTTCAATAGGTAAAGCCCCTTCATAAGATGATCTAAGCTTTTCTAAAGCAGAGATTCCTTTAGCAGTGCCTCCCATAACTTTAAATTCTTCAAAGTCATCTTTTCCCCAAATTCCTTTTTGAACAAGACTTGTTCCCCATTTGGCCATGCTGTTTACTCTAACTTCAGCATTAGGACCTAAAGCTTTTCTTTCTTGCTCAATATTAATTCTTTCTTCTTCTGCTGAGTTTTGATTCATACCAACCACTTCCCCAACTAATGTATCTAATGCGGCTTGGCTTATTTGATTATCTTTAGCCCAAGACATTACATGTGATCTAATTGGGTCATCTTCTGGAGTTTCACCAAAGGCAGCTGAATCATATACTCCGTCTTTTGGAGCTTTATGTTTTCCTTGTGAAATTTGTTTTCTAAGGTCAGACCATGATTTTGCCATAGCTTCATAATCTGCTTCAGAATCATCGCCTTTCCAAAAATTTTCAGGCAACCACTCAGGTTTTTCTCCCTCGTTTGCTTCTACTTTTTCTTGTTTAACAGTCTCAGGATCACGATGATCTATTTCTGTTTCTTTTGGATCTGCGCTGACTTCCTCTTCTGGTGTTGCACTGTCGAGTAGGCCAGTTGCTTCTTGAGTTTCTTCAGTTTCCTGAGAACCCTCAGTCGTACTAGGCTCGATTACTTCGTCCATTATAGTTTCCTTGCTCTAATTATCCTTGCTTCTAAATCCCTAATAATTGAATTTTGTCCTTCTCTGTAAAATGCATAACTAGGGTCGCTTCCCGGCAAGGCAACGGGTTGCTCTAAAATAGTTTGTCTCAACCATTCTAGCAACTTTGTGCCGTCTTTTCCTTGAAAAACTTTTAACACCAATCTGTCTGTATCGTTTTTCTTTTGATTTACATCTGCTATATCAAGTGGCAGTTGTTGTTCTAGATCTTCCCATCCAGCCATAATCTATCCTTTTTTCTTTTTATGAGATAATTTTTGGGATGTTGTTGTATGAGTTTTATTTGTATGCACACTCCCATTAGGCATTTTGTGCGTATTACCCTTCCATTCCTTTCCGTCTTTAGTGTAGTGTTTTACGCCTTTCATTATG